TATAATGAAATCTATAGTAATCATACTGTTGTTAAGCACCAACGGAGTAGACATACAAAAAGTAAGACTCAAGCACCACGGAAATTGCGAAGGAATCGCTAATGCCTGGGTTGATGTTAATATTAAATACTATGACGAAAGAAATGGAGATGCTAAACTACAGGGATACTATAATTCTAAAGGTAAACTCTTATTAGGTTGGATTTGTAATTAACAACCCCATTATGAGTGTATGTCAATGTGGTAGATCACCAACAAATCTTTGTATTGGGTGGCATAATTTAACAGAAGAAGAATACAAAAAAAAGAAAAAGAAATATAATGAATTAAAAGAGGAAGAAAAGGAAGAGAATCCTTTTCACGCAAGAGCAATAGATGGATTTGGAGATTAAATAACTGTTTCTGGCTTACAATTAAACGCCACAAAAAGCCTATTCTTTTCTATCTCTATTTTTCCTATTTTCTGCACCATTTGTAGGCCCTCTAAATAACCTGACTTAACACACTCATAGTGGCTATTAAAAAGTTGAGAACTCTGTAAAGGGGGCAGCATGCACGACCCATTGATCGCGGAACACACCCATAGAAGTAAAAAATATTTCATTGACAAACTTGTAATTTATGAATAATATCCCATATTGTTATAAAACAAATGGAAAGGAAAACATAACACATGACGGATATAAGTAAATATAAAAACGTTTCTCTATCGAAAGATACTTATTTTAAGATAGACAAGATCCGTAAAGTAATTGTGCCCAACACAATTATTAGCCGAAGTCAAACGATTAATATTTTAGTTAACAAAGAAGAAAAAAGACTCAACGGGAAAGGAGATAAATAATGTGGCTAGTACCAGAAGAAGATAAAAAATTTTTTCTAGAATTTTTTGGAAAAAGTCCAATGCCCTGGGCTCAATCGAATCCTTTTATTATGAGGATAGCAGCTTGGAAAAAGGACCCTAAAGATAAAGAAAAAAATGGAAAGGACAAAACAAATTAATGCAAAGACGTAATCTCAAAGATGCCATGAATGAAATGTGCGATCACACTGTTGCAAAAATTCGTGAACACGTTGAAACATTACTTCGCTTAGACAGAGATGAAAAAGGTGAGCTGTTAAAATTTGAAGGCGTTGAAATGCACACTGATTATCCAAGAGTTATTCTGTATGCCATTCTTCATCAACTACTTAAAGACTTTAAACCAAGAAATGATACCTACAAGGATTTAATGAATAAAGTTTTAAAGTCTCTTGAAATTGAAAAAACTCCAGATACTTTTGAAATTCCATTAGATGATAAAGTTACCGACTACAAAACACAGAAAGAAATAGCAAAAAAGACTCTTGATGAATCCCTTAAAAAAAAGTAAGTTTATTTGTCCAGCATGCTTCGGCAATGGTTATCGTAAGATAACACAAGACGCGAGTAACCCTCATTTAAAGATGGTTATTAGTTGCGAAGCGTGTAATAGTCAGGGAGAGATTAAAAATGATGAAAAAAATATTCACGCTTTGCGTTATCTTAATTACGTGCTCTAGTTGCTCGGAGTTTGCACTCTTAGCAAGTGGATCAAGTATTGCTATTAGTCAGAATACTTATGCGAAAGTATATAATGGTGTTGATATTTTGACGATTATGAGTACGAAAAAAAGTATGAAAGGACATGCCTACGACAACATGAAGAAAGCATTGACAGGAGCAAAAAAAGGAAAGGAATATATTTATGACAAAACCTGGGGACTCACAGACTAAAAAAACTCTTCACGAGTTAGCGAAAGAATTTCCTGATAAAAGTTACAGGCAATTAGAAATATATAGGGACGCCGACCGGAAAGAAGAAGCTCAACGAATTTTTGTTCAACAGGAGAATGAAGAGTTAAAAGAAGATCAACTAACTGAATCTCAAAAGTCTCAAGACAAACTGGAACCCATTGGAATGGGTCATAATCAGCCTCCGGATGAAAGAGAAGAACAGGACAACCCAACTCTTTGGGAATTAGCTAACAAACATAATATTAATTATGCAGATGCTGTTCCAATTCAGGAAGACATGCGCTTAAAGAGAGATGCTTTGAAGGCTGCGTGTACAATCGGTGAGATGAAAAAAGATAGAACACCATTAACTAAGATGAAGAAGCGAGCCCAAGAAGCTGAGGGAGAATTAAGTATTATGAAAGGAATAGAAACAAATCGAGTCAAGGAAGCACAAGCAAGATCATCACAATTACAGGATGAACTTGATCGAACTAAAAAAGAAAATAATGATCTTCACAATAAAGTTGCAGATTTAACAGAAGCTATAAAGAGCAAAGACTATTTCGAAAAGCCCGATTATAAATTCCTAGTTAATGAAAATCATAGACTCGAACAACAGTATTTAGAAGCAATGGCTGATAATAAAAAACTTGCCAAGCAAATTGAAGACAAGCTGGATCAACTTAGAAAATCGGGACTGTAATGAGAGAACATGATGAGATTGTTAAGGATATTAAGAGTATTTTGGAAGAGAAAGTTGCCCCGTCCGTTGCGGCACATAATGGTGCTATTGGTTTTATTGATTTTGCCATGGACACTGGCGTGGCTACTCTGAAATTATCAGGTAGCTGTAGTGGATGTGCAATGTCAAAGATTACTTTGCAGCGTGGAGTTGAGCAAACTTTAAAACATTATGTACCCGAAGTTAAAAGCATTATCGGGGAAGACGACGAACAAGCAGCGGAACAAGGTTATGATCCTTATTTCCCTAAAGACAAAGAACCTGATTGGGAAAAATTAGTGAGGAAGAAAGATGTATAAACCTTTACCCGATTCACTCACGATTAAAACTTCTGGCATTCATGATCTCGGGCTGTTTGCTAGAGAAGATATACCCCAAGGAACCAACTTAGGCATGACTCACCTGAAGATAGGTGACACCATCTTTAGAACACCTCTTGGAGGATTTATTAATCATTCCAATACACCTAATTGTGATAAAGCCGAACTGCGCATGACCAATGACGATTTACAAGGTCGTCAATATCATTATAAGAAATGGAATTTAATTACAGGACAAAACATTAAAAAAGGAGAAGAACTGACGTTGAGATATACGTTCTACAATGTATGAGAACCGAGCAAGATAAAATTAATCGTAAAGAAGCGAACCAACGCTATTATAAACTTGAAGAAAATAAAGAACAAAAAAGAAATTATATGAAAGACTATCGTGAACGTAAGAAAAAAGTATATGAACATCATGCAGGATGGGCTCGAGATAATGAAAACTTACATGCAAAAAACACAGAAAGATTTACGAATGACACATGATAATAAAGATTTAGAAAAAATCTATAACAACATATTCAGCGACGCAGTTGAATACACGGACGACTATGAAGTTCAGGCGGTTGCAGCAACATATATGGCCATTGCCATGCGACTTTATAGAACGCATCTCGATGATGATGAATACAAATTGATGATCCAAACGGTCGTGGATACCGAAGTCAAACCTTACAAGGAGCCAAAGCTACACTAATGGGAAGATCAGTTAATCATTTCACTAGCTGGGTTAGCCATGACAATTATCAAGGTCTCCGGGTTCTCATGCCTGAAGAGAGACTTTTTATTGCTGTCCTCAGCCAAGCGGCACATGACGCATTCTCAACGCACGCAGAAAAACTTGAACGCGACGCAGCAAGGGCTTTCTTCATGAATAAAGGCAAACGGTTCAGGGACATATGCGAACTAGCCGGAAGAGAACCGCAGTACGTTCACGAAAAAGTAAGATCAAAAATCCTCAAGGCTAACGGCTGGAATATGGATGAATCAATGCGCAAGACCTATCGACAAAGACTTACGAAAGGAAAAAAACGAGGACCTAAGAAACATTTAACGGGCAACGCTTACTACGCAAAAAAAGCAGCAAAAAGTAATAAGAGTTTTTACTACGAAGGCATGGGCAAAAAAGGCGGCCGGCCTAGAATTTATAATAGGATAGAACCGTGACCGATAAAAAAGCGATACCCTACATGATGTTCCGCTGGGGACCGTGCCTGGTGAAATTTCAAATATCCGAAGAGAACAGAAAACTGTTCCTCGAGGAAGCGAAACTGAGCACGAAAGACTGGTCCAGTCATCTTGCCGGTGTTGGTATCAAGGAAGTTGCTTTCAGGGACTACAAGAAGTTTGAAAAATTTTTCAACAGCGCCTTTGAAATTTACAGTGATGCCTTAAGGAAATGGACGGGTAGCAAGGACGATGATTTTAACGAAAAGTACCAACTCAATGTCCTCTGGGCTAATTTTCAAAGACCCGGAGATTTTAATCCACCGCATGATCACGCGGATACTTTGTCCTTCGTTATTTTTCTGGATGTGCCCGACAAGCTCATCGAAGAGAATAAAGCCTATAAAGGACGATCGGCTGGTCCTGGAGGGATAACTTTTGTCTACGGAGACGGAACACGGGAAGCGGTAACGCACCATTCTTTTATCCCCAAAGCAGGCGATATGTACATTTTCCCTGCCTGGTTGAAACATTGGGTTTATCCATTCAAGAGCGACTGCACACGGATCTCGGTATCAGGAAATGTCGCTAATGCCATAAAAATTAAAAATTTAAAGGTTGACAAGCCCTTATGATGTAGGATAATACAGTAAATAGAAAGTAGGTGAGAAATATATGAGTACAAATACACAAGCCACTGCCTATAAGATCAAGTATTATTCTAGATCGGACGGCAAAAAAGTTAACCGACCTTACAATCCTGAAAGACAATATGAATTTGTTGCAAAGAACGGCAACTTAATCAAATGCTATTGGGATGAAAAAAAAGGTGACTGGAGAAGATCTATTATGCAAAACATCGTCTCTATTAAACCCGCGAAAATTAAGAAAAAAAAGAAAGGTAAAAAGTGAGAACAAATACGTCTCTGCAGTCTCAAAAGAAAGAAAAAATTTTAGAGCTGCGGGGCTTAAATTATACCTACCGCGAGATTCAGGAAGCGATTCCTGGATTAAGCAAAGGATCGATTGCCTACCACTGCGGCGAAGGACAAAAAGAAAAGACCCGCGAGGTCAACCGAAAAAGGCAAGAAGGCATTTGTAGCAAGGTCCACGGATTTATTTATGACAAACGAAACCCCTATAAACCTCCCATTTATAAACTTGGAGAGATACGCAAAAAAGCAAGAGGCTTTACTTATGGCTCAAAAGCATTTCAAAGAAAAGCAACGTATAAAGTAAACAAAGGTATGTTAAAACATCCTGTACAAAAGGTCTGGTCTTATATTGGCAAAGTTTTCCCAGGCATAAAGTCTGAAAAAGAACCGATCCCCGCCGTGAATCAATGGACAGGAGAACCTGATTTTGAAGACGGCGAGCAACTGGTGTTTCCCTATATGCGCTGCAAGCTAAGCGGAGAAGTTCGCAATGCCAAAGGTAGCAGCGTGCATGCCGACCATATCGACGGCGACCGGCTTAATAATCACATTGATAATTTCTCTTTTGTCTCTGGAGTCTGCAACATCATGAAAGGTCA